GGTATTTAAATAACCATCTTCTATCCAAGCTTCATTTTCACAAGTATAAAATAAGTTAGGACAATCACAATCTACATTAGGATTAGGTCTCATCTTTAAAGGAAGTAAAGATTTAAACTTTACAGTTTGCGAAGGACCAATAATCTGAATTAATTCAAATGGTTCATTCTTACAGTTAATAAAAACTCTAGGTGTATTACAAGTTGGACCATAAGGTAATAAAGGATCATAGCCTTCAGGTATATTACAATTACATCCTGAACCATTAACAACATGTTCTGTACAAGGATTTAATGTAGGTGGTGTTTCTACATATGGAACTTCTTCAATATGTGTACCGCCCATATCATATCCTGTATGAATAGTCCTATCTAAGCAAAGCAAAGCATAGTTAAAAGAGTAAAAGTTATCTGGTAACTTTGCTCTTCTATGTGTTACATCTAAAACAGTCTCTGCTGTTTGCTGTATTCTTAAACCTAAATCATAATTAATTCTTCTAGCTGTTTTAATTAAGGTTTGAGGCTCAATCATTTCTTCCAAGTTATAATTTTGAAATTCTAATTGAACATCATCTAGAAGTTGATCAAAGGTTCTATATTTTAAAGTATAATTAAAGTCCATTATCTATGAGGATTTTGACTATCATCAGCTCCTGGATCATTAATCTTAAGAGTTAATGTAAGTTCGTTTAATACCATTTGTTCTATCTCAGCAAAAAGATATTCTGGAAAAGGAAACTGTTGATCCTGTTTTATTGTACACTGTGCTTTTGGGTCACATAAAAAATCTCCAGTATCTCCTTCAAAAATACCCTCTACTCTAATAGCATCCCAATCTACATTAGGAATATACAAGTATCCATTTAAATACCAGAAATAAGCTTTCTTATTATATTTAAAAGTGCTTGATCTACTTATAGAAGTATAAGTTTTAGATTCTGTTTTATATAACTTAATAGTACCATCAATAGATGTTACAGCTCTTAATAAAGGTCCATATGTTCCTTCATAAGGTAATGGTAATTTTTCTTCAGTTCTTTTAAAGGTACATCCTGAGTAAATACCAGTACATCCTGCTTCTATCTTATCTACATCAATAAGTTCCATAAAAGGTAAAGTAGTAATAAGTCCACTAAGTCTCATTAGTTTATTTTTATCACTTTCTCTTTTAATAAGAGCTTTACCAAACTTTACAATGTTGTAGTATATTTGACGGTCTGTAACAAAAGGATCTTCTTTTACAGCTTTTAGAGTATTACGTATTCTAGATACACTTTCACCTACAGTTGTCATATCTCAAAGTCTTTATAGTTTTTACTATCTAATTCAGTTTTTTTAACAGCATATTGTTTTCTTGCCATTTTTACAAACTGTTCATTTATTTTTTTGTGTGGGTTAACTTCATGATACATAGTCCATCTTTTAGGATATTCTTCAGATACAGATCTTTTAAAGTTTCTGCAAGCAAAAAAGTTCCAACACTCTCTATTTTTGTAATGATACTTTTCTGAGTAAGAAGAATAAAATATTTTAGCTACATTACCATCTGTTTCCCAATTTTTATTTTCAACACTTGTGTTATACTCACTTGATGTTTTAAAATCAAAATTATATTTCTTTACATTCTTACACGAACCTATAAAAATATAACCTATTCCTTCTGGTAATTGAACACCATCTCTGTTCTCAATTACCTCTGACCAAACCTCCTCGTTAAAAAGCTTAATTATATTATTAAATTTAACTTTTGTAATATCTTTATACTTAGGATATTTCTTTTTAAATTTATTAATTAAAGTATCTGTTACTAATACCTTGCCTTTTTGTCTAAATCTTGGAGCTTTAACATCAGGTTTCTTATAACTTTTTTTCATACACTATACTATTTAATATAGTAAATTTAACTGAATTTTTCAAGTATTCCTAGCAATAAAAACAAAACCCCTACTGTTAGTAAGGGTTCTGTTCTTGTTAGTCGTAGAAAAACCAACAAACCACGACATATTTTTATGTCTGACAAATATTATTACATAGATGCTATAGCAGTTTGAATATCTGTTAAAGTAACTGTACTAGGTAAAGGATATGAAGCTTGAATAACTATTTGAAACCCACCCAACTCATCTGATTGTTTTCCATCAAAACTAAATGGATAAGTTTGTCCTGTATCTATACCTGTATATACTATTGATCCTGCTAAAACTGAAGCTGCATAATCTATATTTTCATAAGTTAAAATTGCATCTCCTAATGAATGTTTACCAACTAAATGATAAGCTTCTGAATTTCTTTGTGTATTAGCACCACCTGGTGTTGAAACTATATTTCTTGCAGAGTCATCTATATCTTTTTGTGTAGATATAACTATTTTACCATCACTTCCTAAAGTTGTATTTAATATAGATGTAAGTGTATATTCTACAGTTGGTGTTGCTCCTCCATTAACCATACATGCTCTATTAGAAATATTATTTCTGTCATTTAATCTTACAATTCTGTCAGGTCTTAAATTTACAGGTATAATAGGTTCTAATGTAATCATACCTTGTTGATCAGTTGTAATATTCATTCCTCCTCCTGCTGTTGTCCAAACATTTTTATCTGAAGTTGGTAATGGGTAATCACTATAAAGTGTTATAAGATTTCCTGGAGCACCTGGATTATCTAAAGGAACAATATATTGACCTTGAATAAATACAACTCTATCTACTACTCTTAATTCAAAAGATGGTCTACCTACAATAGGTGCAACCCCAAATGTTCCATTAAAATTAGGAATAGCTACCCAACCTGAATCATATATGTTTGAAAATACATTTTGTTGTGTAACACCTGTTCCTGTAAAAGCTATAGTTAAATCAGTACCATCATCTGTAATAGAAACATCAGTTCCTCCTACAAGACCTTTTGTTGTTAAAGTTGGTCCTGTTCCATCTTTTACAATAGATTCACTTGAAACAGATCCATCACTAGCTAAAGTAACAGTAGGTAAAGCAGCAATAGCATCACAAAAATAAGTTACTATTAAAGGTAAAGCATCTACTACACTAGTTCCTTGAAGTACTACTAAATCTTCACCACATGTAATATTTGAAGGTACATCTGGAGCACTACCTGCACAAAAGTATGCAGTAATTTGAGATAAAGCATCTTGTACTGTATCACCTGTTTCTACAACAGTATCTGGTCCACAAATAATACTTGCTCCATTATATATTAAACACTGACTATCAAATACTTCTGAACATGGTTGTTCATCAGGACATGCATCAGGTGTTGGACATGGATCGGGTGTAGTTAAATAATCAGTCTTACAACCACAACTTAAATTACTACACTTACTTTTATGTGAATTACTATAATACATAGTTAATTAATTTATATTTCTTTTACATATAATTGAGCTCTATTCAAGAATCCTGTAGCAGCAGTTGCATCTGTTTTAAACTTTAATGATACGCTATCACCTGCTGGTAAAGTTCCTCTCCAGAATATAGCAGAATTTTTAATCATATTTACTTGAATATTATCTCCAGCAACTCCGCCACCAGCAAGCTCTATAAAAATAACACTCCTACCTCCATAGGTTTCATACTCTACTGTATCAGCTCCACCAGAAGTAGTTACAATAGCTCCATCAACCCAATCTGAATAAGTATCTGAAGATGTCACATCAGCTTTACCTGAATCAAAACTAGCATGTACTTCAATCTCAATATCACTACCTGTTATATTTAAGTACGATAAAGTACCATAACCAGCAGGGAAATGATATGTATTTGGTAAAGTGCTTAATTTTAAATCTACAGCACCTGTTGCATTAAGATATTGATTAACTCCTGCTGCTACGGGTGCAGTTTCAACAGTAAATGTTGTTAAACCACCTACGTTAGCAGAAGATACATTAATACCTGTACCAGCAACTACATCATATTCTCTAGCTCTTAGATCACATAATGCTATCCATAGGTTTCTAACTGCATCAGCAATTGTAGCACCTGTATTGTAAGTAGGGTATGCAGCAACCATACTTGTTCCAGGATTTGCTATTGAACCATCTGTAGTAGCAATACACTGTGCTGCAACAGCTGCTACTAAATCTGCATTATCACCTAAAGTTGTACTTATAGGACACCATACAGCATTAATAAATTCTTCAAGGATTACATCTATATCTTCAGTAGAACCTGAAATAAGAGAACCTATATCACAACCAATTGTAAATTGTGGTAATACAAATACTGGAGGTGGTGCTGTTTCTAAAGCAGTCACCCTACCATCTAAACTAGTAATTGATGCGTTAATTACTGATAACTCATCGAGTATATCACAAATTTGTTCTCCTAAATATACTGCATAGTCAGTAACTAACATTTGAGTAGTTATACCAAAACACGATGCTGGTGTAACATATAAGTTTACATCACTAGGTGTGCTTGGTGTATCAGGATTAGCTGGTGTTGTATCACAACATTCACATATTTTTTCAATAAGTGCTTGTATTAATTCTTCAAAAGTTTTAGGAGCACATCCATTTAATGTTAAACAAGATAAATCATAGTTATCTACATTTAATGTATCTAATATGGTACAGAACTCTGTTGCAAGTTTATATACAACGTCTGTTACGGTGTCACCTTTACACAAGCTTAAGCAAGGTATATCAGGTCCATTCCATATCACACAATTTGATGATGTAGGTGAACAAGGTGAGTTATCTAAATTTACAGGCTTCATAATATAATATACTAAATTTTATTCATTTTTACTAATTAAGCTTCTGGTTCTGGACATTCTGTATAATATATAGTACTACTTATATAACCACATCCTCCACAATTACTACTAGTTTCTGTACATTCATAATCAGGATCATTAAGAACATCTAACATTAGAAGATTAAAATCAATTTCTCTTTTATAAAGATCTTCCTCATCACAACAATCAGATATTCCATACCTAGATTGTAAAACTTCTTTATATAAAAGCTCTGAATAAGAGCAAACTATTTTTTCATATTTATCTGCTGAACAAACTGGAGTGTCATATCCAGGTTTTACTTTTCTTGCAGGTTGAGGTATACTAGGACATTCACCACCAGTACACGTACCTAATTCATATATATTAGTAGCATTAGCATCTGCAAAACCAATCATACAAGTTCTTTCTGATCTTGCACCTGGTTGAACAACTTCTGTAAATGCTTCTAGTCCATCACATCCTATATATCTTAAAGCAACTGCTATCTCACTTCCATTAACAGCTGAAGAACAAATACACTTAGGTAAACATTCTTCACAAGTATCTAAACAATCAGCTATAATTAATGAAAATACAGGAGGAGTTACTTCTGGACATTCATCAGCTTCTGAAACAGTATAACAAAATACTTCATCATCTATAACTACTTGTAGAGTCTTACCAACATAATTACCTAGAAGAGTCCCTGAATAAGTAGTTTCTTCTAATGTTAAGCAATCTGTTAATGTATAACATGGTGGTACTTCAAGTATTCTACAATCTTCACAAGATTGAAAAGTATTAGTTACTGCATATTCTACAACATCTCTATCAGGACATTCAGTTAATTCTAAAGTCCAACAGTTATCAAAGTCACCAATAGATGTAGGTACTCTTCCTGGAATAATTATATCACCAGGTTCTATACTTAATGAATTAGTAGCTCCTATTTGACTTGGATTAGTAACATTTAAAATAAATGTTAATTCACTGTCAAAACAGTTTGTAGCTAAATAACAAGTGTTTTGACAACTAGGACAATCCTCATATGGTCCATCAGTTACTGTTACAGATATTGGGTCTATACAATCACCTTCATTAATTTCTACAAAGAAACATTCATCTGAACCATCTATTCTAATGTATTGACCATTATATTCAAATAAATTAGTAGTTGTAGTTACAACTTGATTTGCAGTTCCACAAGAAGTATTTTGTGCAGCAATAGCATTAAAACTTCCTCCAGTATTTAAAACATAACCAAGAGGATCTCCTGGAAACATGCTAATATTATTTGGACAGTCATCTGTATTTTTACTAGTAAACAGTATTGTTCCACCATTTGGTGTTCCTGTTATACTTGCTATTTCACGTATTTTCCAAACACCTACACCAGCATCTTGTGATAACTCAAAGAAAGCACCTGTAGGACCTCCACCATCTACAAGTTCAAATTGCCAAAATGGCTGCATGTTAGGAAAACTACCAGTTGCAATTGTTAACTGTGCAGTACCAAAACCAGAAAGATTGTCTATTCTTATATCAATGCAATCACATGTAGTATTACAACTAGTTAAAGTATAACAACCACATTCATTAGTTGGACATAAAACATTATCACAATCATTGTTATCTGCTACTATATACGCTGTATCTGGATCATAAGGTCCTCCTCCTGCAGCTCCACCAAAAGTAGGTTCATTTGGAAATGAAGGTGTTCCAAAACCTAAAGCTAATACTACAGTATAACACAAACCATTGTATATAACAGTTTGTCCACCGCTATAATTACTTGGATTATCTGCTATGAATTGTAAAGTATCTAATTCTTCACAACAAGGATTAAAATTAATAACGGTATATGCTGCCATTTATTATTTTTTTAATGATGCCTCATACTGTTTAACGCATGCTGCACAACAAGACTTACCATCTGATGCTTTTCTTTTTTTACATCCACAATTTAAAGCCTTTCCACAATTTCCACATTTACTCATTTTCGTTGGTTTTAAAAATGTTTAACAATTCTTACATTCAAGTTTATTTAAAAGTTTAATAGCATAGTTATAAAGACTCATACCTTTTTGTACTTCATGGCATGTTTCTACTTTTGCTACTGCAGCATCTAAATAACTTTTAATTGTTCTGAGTTTATCTAATTTATCTTTAGTTTTCTTGCTTGGTTCACAATCAGCTAAATCTAAATCACATAAAGCCTTTCTGTATCTATTTAATGCTTTACTTATTCTTAAATGATTATACTCTACGTATACTACATCATTAGGAGATACGCTATATTTAATAACATATACTCCGTCAGGTAAAGCTAAATAACTACTATCACAGTTTTCAGTTTGTAATTGTAAATCACAAGCTGTTATAACTACATTATCTCCAGGTGTAAAATCTAATTGTATAGAATATCCAAAACCTGGGACAGTTACATTTAAAGTTGGACAAGTTAAAGGTACTAAGTTAGAATATACACTAGTATCAAGTATTTTCATGATACATGTATTCAATACTGTTGGAACCTCTAAACTTAATACATGATTTGCCATAATATTTTAAATAAAAAAAGGAGAGGAGAGATAACCTCTCACTCTCCTTATAATTAGAATTTCACTCTATTTACTATGCTGGTGGTTGAAGTAAATCAAGTGGAGGAAGTTCTGGGAAAACTAAATCGTTATCACAAACAGCACCACAAGTTAATTCTTCAATCTTACATACTCCACAAGCATCCAACCATGTAGATAAGTCAGTATATACATCAGCTGCACCTCCTTCAGGAAGAATGATTTCTAGTAAATACTGATCATTATCAAATACTCCAGTTGGGTTATTGAAACGAGGAACATTATGTTGTAAGTAAACTCTGTCATAAAGAGCTGCACGATCAATAACTTGTAACTCTTGATCTCCTTGAGTAATCTCACGGATTCTCAAATCTGAGTGGAAGAAGTTTTGACGGTAAGACTCTGACATAATCAAATCTCTTACAGCTTGTTCACCAAATCCATTAGCTTGACGTGATTCACATTCTGTTTCAACACAGATACCACCAAAAGCACAAGGATCTCCATTATAATCTACTTCAGAGATATACAATCTTACTGGCTCTTTTTCAAAGAAGTCAGAAGTTTGGAAAGTACAATCTCCAAAACGAGTATCAACATAAGCACCTGCAATAATTAAACCTGCACAAGCATCAGCAGTGTGTCCTGCAGATACATAGTTATCCCAAGTATCAAAACCAGCAGGAAGTTGAGCAGCAGGAGTTGAAGGTGGGTACCAAATAGTACCAGTCTCATCTACTACAAGAATAGAAATAAAAGGACGAATAAGTGGAGAGTTCAATAATTGCTCAGCCCAACCTACCATAACTAAAGTAGAATCAACAGCTACTGGAGCAATAGTTTCATCTTCACAACATCCAGTGTAGTAATCTGCTGTATAGTAAGAGTTACGGTTCAAGAATCTTAATGCTGGAGAACCTTTAACATCTAAACGTAAAGAGTAAGTCTCATCACATAAAAATTCTTTACAACAATCTGCTCCACCTGCAGCAGCACTTACTGTAAGTACATCAATAGTAGCATCATTATTTCCTCCAACAATTGTTAAAGTATCTCCAATTGTATAACCTTTACCTGGAGCAACAATTGCTACAGCAGTAACTAAACCACCTGCACTAATAGTTGCTTCAACAACAGCACCTGAACCTGTACCACCAGTTACTGTAGTAACCAATGTACCTGGAGCAGGAGCATATCCTGTACCAGCTACCAAAGTACCTGCATCAAGAGTTGCTAAACCACCACCTGCAGTAAAGTAAGTTGAACCTACGTGTACAATTTGATTTTGAGCTGGACAAGCTGGAGAAGCATACAATCTGCTTGCATACCTAGGGTTAATCATTTTAGACTTGTTAGTCTCTTGATACCCTCCGTGGAAAGGTCCCACTTTGTCATTAGTGTAAATTGTAGATCCTGCAAGGATTACATTACAACAATCAGATGCTCCCGCTAATGTAGCTCCTGTAGTGGAAAGTTGAGTTTCTGCAACAAACAATCCAATATAACCATTAGTTAGTCTTGAAGAAGCAGCTGCTGAAAGCTGATTCAAAACAACTGTTGGCAAACCTGTACTAGCTAACTGACCACCAGAAGCATTAGCTGTGGTAGCAGTTCCATCAGGCAAAACAACGGCAGTACCTGTTTGGTCCTCACCTGTTGCTAAAAACGTTTTTTTAAACGCATGATTAAAATAAGCCATTTTTTTAAAATTTAATTAAACAAAAATATATACTATAATATAATAAAAAGATTTAAATAAGCAAAACTATTTAAGAAATAAAAGTTTATACTTAGCTTTACTTATTGCATCTTTTATTAAATCCATATTATTTACTATTTCAGAATATGGTACTTTACTTTGTACTAATGTTACTTTTTTGTACAACATTCTTAAATAGTTAATTGCATCCTCCACATCTTCCAAAACTTTTGGTTCAACAGGAGAACACTCTAAAATAGTTTCTTCAACACCTTGAAATCCTTCAACTATTGTGTCAACTAAACCAGGTAATGCATCATATAACTCATTTAAAGCCATATGTGCTGCAAATGCTCCAGGTCCTTTTACTTTTAAATGAAGTAAATGAAATGAAGTTCTGGCTGCCATTAACTCCGCAGATAAATAAGATACATCAGAAGCTACTGATTCTTTTGGAGTATAACTTGGTGCTGCAGGTCTAGGCATAGCATCTACTCTTTTTAACATTCTAGATCTTTCCATTTTTATTAGTTATTACGTTCAGCAGTTTGTGTACCTCTACCAGATTGGTTTATTGATTCAATATCACCAGCTAGTATACTAACAGCTTCATCTATTATTAATTCTATTATATCATCTTTAAATTCAGACTCAACATCAACTGTAGTAGCTGTATTTGTATAAGGATCTACACAATTAAGTACTTCAATTCTAACAGGTTGACGATAGTAAGTTAAATTAGCTTTATCAATATTAAACTCATTATTAGTATAGATAAATACTCTATTATTTTTTAAAGTAGCAAAAGTCTCAGCCCAATCAAAACTAGGTCTTTTAGAAACATCTCTAAGTAATTGACTAAGGTTTCCTTCTTCAGCTAAATATACTGTCATAGGTCTTTTTTCTTCACAACAATCATTTGTTGCAAAAGCATCTACTCTTTTCCACTGTAAATAGTTTTCAGGAATAGGTGCAGAAAAAGACCTGTCAGCATTTGATAAACTGACAGGTATGGTATTTAAAAGTATTTGTAAGTCATCTTTTCTTCTGGTAGATTGTTCATCACCTTCTTTAACTACATTTATACCATGTAGCTGTCTTCGGACCCATTCTACTTGAGCTTTATTAAAAGCCTCAACAATTTGCCAACACTCAAAATTATCATAGTCTTGACTATCTAACTTATTAAGTCTTTCTTTAACTTTTATGATAATAGTACTATTAAGCATTATTTTTATTTATAGTTACCTCTACGTATTTTTCTTGCATACTTCCTTCCACTAATTTCCTTGTCTTTTCCTCCAACTTTACCTTTATAGTATGTATTTTCACCATCTGCTGTTTTTACTCTTGTGAGAGTCTTTGCAGGTCCCATACCTCTATTTTTAGTGGAAGTAACAGCTTCCTTAACAATAGGAACTGTTACCGTTGTACCTTTTTGAGCTTTAGGTAAGGATTTTTTAACTTTAGCTTTAGTAGCTTTAGTAGCTTTAGTTGTTTTAGTTGCTTTTTTCATTTTTATTTATTTTTTCATTTTACCTAATGTAATAGCAAGTCTAGCTCTTTTAGCTGTTTTACCAGATCCTTTAGCTTTTTCTTTTAACCAGGATTTTTTAATAGTTCCATCTGACTTAACAGCTCCTGCTTTCTTAGCAATTGCAGTCAGAGACCCTGGTTTTTTAATAGCTCCTTTAATCCAATTTTTTTTAGCTGCCATTTTTTAACTATTCCAATTTTTTTCAATCTTGTCATTAATTGCTTTATAGATATCTTCATTTAATGGATTCTTAAGATATTCTACAACATCAGATACATTTCTTCCTAAAAGAGTTCCAGACTTCATATGATAGATATATCCATCAGACTTAGTAGTTAATTCTTTATAGAATATTGCATCTTTAACTAATGACCTAATTTTAAGATCCTCCATACTAGAATTTACAGAATCAAGGAAAACTCTTGCTGCTCTTTCTTTATTAGATTCTCCACCTTCTCCATTAATGAATTTATCCATATTATCATATAGTACATCATTAGGAGTATTCTTTTTATATTGAACACTAGTGATATCTACAACTTTTGCTACATAAAATAACTTAGCTGAATTTTTATCAAATAATTTTTGTAATTCAGAAAGTGCTTTGTTACGCAATTTTTTGTATTCAGTTTTAGTAGATACTGTTTCTTCTTCTTTATCTAAATAAAATTTTGGTGGTTTTGGTTTAGACTTTGCATCTTCATAACTTTTAGCTACAATATCAAATCCTCCAGCCTCTATTGCATAAAATTTAATTCTATCATATGGGTTTTTCATATCCAAATAAACTGGATCATTACCACATTGAATAGATATTTTATTCCAAAATTTAGCATTATTAGGTTTAAGTAATTCTACTTTAGCCCAAAATTCTTTATCCTCAACATCAAGGACATTTGAAGCTAGTTCCATTTCTAGTTCTGCAACAGCAGATCTAATTTCTTTTACTCTAGCTTCTTTAATTTCTTTTGGTAAGTTTTTAATTTCAGGAGCAAATTCATTTAATCCTGTAACATATCTAACTACACCATTATTTTCTAAACATGCTAACTGTTCAAAATGAACAACTCCATCATATAGAGCCATGTTATATTCTTCTAGACCCATGTTAGCAACTGCTTGATCTACATATGGTCTAATAGCAATCTTGCTTTTTTTACCTGTTGGTGTTTCCACCATTGTGAAATTTTCCATAATTTGTTGGTTTTTAATTTAAAAATATCAGAGAGGAACCTAAGCTCCTCTCCGATTTATATATATGATGATTAGAATGAACCACCTGTAATTGGGTTTCTCATCACAATTTTCAATACTTTAGTTGGATCTTTAACCCATACTGCAGGCATTGTTTGTGACATCATTACTCGGTAACCATTGAATTGTCCAGAAGACTGGAATCCTTGACTACGTCCCATATAGTCCATAGTACCGTTTTGATACCACCACTTTAATTGATTATCCCAAGACAATTTCAATAAGAAGATATTGTCATTAGTATTATCAGTGATATCAAAGATAATGAATGAATAAGATGATAATGGGTAACCATCAATGATTGGGTTCTCAATATCATTAGTATGAACATTGTCAAATGCTGGGTTCAATACAAACTTAACATTTGCCAAGAATGGAATTACATATGAAGTATAAGCAAATCCAAAGTTCAAGTCCATTCCTTTACCTGTAATAGCACCTATATCAGCAGCTTGAATTACAAGACCTGAAGAAACAGCTTCTTGCTTAATAGCTTCATTTACAAGACGCATACCTGCCATACCTGTTTGTACAATCAATGTACGGTTGGGATCTGGACCTTCAAACTCAACTTTTCCATTGTAGAAGTTGTAGATTTCTCCACGGAATAAATCTAATGTAAAGTTGTTCTTGTTATATACTCTTTTGTAAGAGTTATCAAGTTGTTTCCAAAGACCTACAGACAATCTAACATCATCTGGTCCATCTTGACGAACTCTACCACCTTGTCCCCACATTAAGTAAGTCTCAATATCTTTAGATATTTTTGTAAGGTGTGCAGCTTCCATTTGAGTTAAGAAAGTTCTAGAAAGATCTCCGTTATCAAAAGCTTTCTTTACTTTATCTTTACCCATTACTTTAACCATATCCTCTAAAGAAGTAATAGAAGGATCAACTGAACGATCAAATGATCTCCAAATTTCAGTTACAGGTACAGTACCGTCAGCATTCATTCCACCTTTGATCATAAGATCAGCACGTGAAGATACTGAATAATGTACGTGTGCTTCAGCACCACCTACAAAGTTATAGAACTCACGGAAACCTGCTCCTGTTGTGATATCAGAAAATCTTTCTCCATATTCTCCTCTAGCAGAACCTTTTCTAAAGAATTTAGTTCCATTAGCTAAGTATCGGTTATCTAGGAAACGAGCATTACCATTATTAACAAGAGTAACAGTATAGATAAATCCATCACCAATTGGAAGAATGTCTTCATCAGTAATGTAAAGTTCAATACCATTATACTTATCATAAGTAATAATGTCTCCATGACCAAACTCACGCTTGTTAAGTTTAATACGGAATGAATTTCCATCAACACCTTTAGTTTCATTAGCTGCTTCAATATCCTCAACGATATAAGGAAGATCTTGTGAAACTGGTGTTTGCCACTTATACTCTCCACGAGCATTGTCTACGTTAATAACATTCTTTCCTCCAAAGTTAGCCATTTGATAAAGAGGCATTTCAACTCTTTGAGCCATAGCCCAAAGATCTACTGGGCCCATATCCATAGGCTCTGCATCTTTCAACATGTTAACCAAGTGATAAGAATCTACGTGTGAGCTTGCATTGTAAGCCGTATCCCGTAGAAAGATACCATTGTTTAAAACTGGTGTACTCATTTTTATTTATTTATTTATTATTTACTTGTTTATCTACTAAAAAAGCTTTTAGTATTTCTTTTAATTGTCCTAGTTGGTTTACTACTTCTAGTAGTTGTTTCTTCTCTATTAGTATTTAACGAACTAGAATTTTGTTTACGTCCTTCTTCAGTTTTTAATTTTCTTACTGTTTGTTCAACAGCAGTTTTTGTACCAATAGATTTAATTTTATCTTTATATCCATCAGGATCTTGTAAAAGCCATAAAGCTTCCGCAATTAAATCATGTCTTGGTTCTACAAACTGATACTTTTCTAATAAGTGTCCAAGTAAGTTTGTAGGTTTACCTGATATAGAAGGATAATTAGGTTGAACTAAACCAGAATATAACATACTTTGTGTTTTTCTATCTAGTTTAAGTCCTCCAATTTCTCCTTGAACAAGAGTGTTATATACATTTTCAGTATAAACTTGAGCTGCTTGAGCTTGTTGTTGTTGCTTTTGTTCTTGCTCTGCAAGCTGTCTTGCAACAATTTGCTCTTGCATTTTATCAAGCTTAGGTTTAAACTGATTTGCTTTTTGTTCTAATCTATCTAAATCTTTCCAATCTTCAATTTCTTGCTCAATTTCTTCAGCAGTTCCAAAGTTTGTTGCGTATAGATATTGTCTTGCAATCTCAGCCTGATCATTTTCATTAGCAGGATTTAAATCCCTAACTTCTTCTACATGAGATAAAGTTCTAAATAAACCTTTTAAGTCTTGACCACCATCAGCAATATATTTAGCTGCTACTTGTAATTCTGGTGGTAATGATTGAAAAAATTCTTGAGGAACTCTTTGTGCTACTTTAGATTCTCTATCTTGAAAGTTTGCTTCAAATAATTCTCTAAAGTCTGCAGCTGTATACTCTTCCATTGGTTTATCATCATCAAATGGAATAAGTGAGCCTTCTTCAATCATTTTAGTTGCTAGATCAAACAATCCACTTTTATCAAGCTTAGGTCTACCTCCTTTATTTTTGATTTCATTTTCTTCTTCTTCTGCAATCATTGAATCTAATTCATTAATTACAGCTTCTGGAGATTCTGATTCTTCAAATTTAGTAGTAGCTGTTACTTCTTTTTCTTGTTCTTCAGTCTTGTCAATGAACGATGTATCAATTGTTTCTTTAGAGAATATAGAAGGTTTTTTATCTTCTTCAGGAACCATAACACTGTCTGCTCCTACTCCTCCAAAAATATCATCAATGTCAATTTCAATTTGTTCTACCGTTGTAGAATCTTGTAATTTTTCTTCTTCTTCCATAATATTGTTGGTTTTGTTATACTTTAATATAAGTATTTATTTGTAAATAAACTTATTAAATTTAAAATTACTTATTTTTTATTAAGTAATTTTTGGCAGTATATAGCTAAAAAAATAAATGGTCATTTTTAATTATTTCTTTTTATTATTTTTTGGAGAAACATCATACTTATTTTTATTCTCTCTAGCTATTTGTAACTGTGTATTTGCTATATCTTTTTGAGCCTGTATCTTTTCTCGTTCAATTTGGTTCTTCTCAGTTTTAATCTGATTATCCATTGATTGCTTTTCTCTTTGAACTTGAGTTTGTTGTTGATACTGCTCTGTTTGACGAATTTGATCCATAGCATCTACAAAGTCTGACTGCTTGTTTTCATTTATATCCATCATTGATCCATAACCAGATGCTCTAATTTCAGCAATAAGAATATCTTTTTGTCTATTCTTTTCATTTTCCATAGACTCATGATCAAGTTTCATTTTCTCTTCTTGTGCTTTTGCTTGAAGTGCTTGTTGTTGCATTTCTTGTTGCTGTTGCATTTCTTGATTTCTTTGCTGTTCTATTTTTTCTTCAGTAGCTTTCATTACTGTATTTAAATGAGCAAGAGAATCTGATTGAATAATTTTACCAAGATCATATATAGAAGCTCCAGTTGTATTATTTGTTATTGCTAACTGTTTTAACTGTTCAAGAACTGCTCTATGATTAGCCGTGGTAGAACAAAATATATTAAGATCTCTAAGTAATAAATCAGTACCTTCAATAGCAAAGTTTACTTTTTCATCTGCAGAAGTAATATATGTTAATCGTGCAGATGGTTTATTACTATGATAATACTGTGCAAGATCTGTTCTCATCTGATGCACTCTAGGCATCAAATAATCTGAGTGTTGTATAAAATAAACTTCTGTTTGTGCATATGATGCATTAAGAGCTTGTTCTACTCCTGTTGCTGTTTGTTGACTAATTTGTTGACCCATTCTTTGTGGATTAACACCGATAACTTCATATGCTTGTTGCTTAAAGTAATTAGCAAGTTGTATTCTAGACATTAATCTGTTAGTTTGTTCCATGTCTAGTTTTTGGAAATGCTGGAAGTTTAATGGATTTTCTGTATTAGTTATTGTAGTATCTAAAGGAAGTATTTGGAAATTTTTCATTGCAGCATAAGCTTTTGCATAATTTCCTTTACCCCAATCTTCTCCTAATGAATGTTTAGGTAAACCATTTTGATCTAATAAGATAACAGTACCTAATTCATCCACTAATATATCAGCTATTTGATTATTTACAATATTATATCCTATTTGAAAAGGTTTCATTAAATCTACAAGAGATGTAGATTTAGTATTTCTATCAGAAAATACTGCACCTTCTACTGGTATTTTACAACCATATAATGAGTTATCTCCTTTAAATTGAAAACGTAAAGGTCCAATATCTTTCTTATCTATACCTAAATAAATTGGAGAAAAACCATCAGGTGAGTTCATTCCCCAGAAGCTAGGTAAATTTGGTCCAAGTTTAATACCACCCCAAACTTCATTAATCCAAATCCAATCAATGTGTTCTCCAAATACTAAGTTATCTCTAGTTTTATTTTTAAATAATCTAGTATCATATTGAGGTTTATCAGTAATTTTGTAAGCCTCTGTTACTATTTCAGTAACTATTTCTCCGTTATCATAAACTTTTGTAAGATGTCCTACTTTTCTTTGTGATTTCCAATAAGCAACAGTTTCTCTAATTAAATAAGCTGTTCCTTCATTTTCATAATCTTCACTTTCTCTGAGTACATCATTAATAACATCACCACCTTCTAATACACTTTGAGAAGTTGCTGAAGTATATTGTCTCATAGCTAATGAAGGCATATTAGTATTCCATTCATGAGATTTAGTAGAGTCATAATAGCTACCATCATTTTGATAACCATTTAAAGTATATCCTGCTGATCTAATTGGATAAATTGCTTCTAATGCTTCTAATTGTTCATCAGTCATAAGATAACCATACTTATCTATAGCATCCGCAACTGTAAGCATCTCTGTTTTACCTACCCAGTTTGATTGAGATATATATCTTGCATCAGGAGATTTATGATAGAATACTAGAGTAGGATTCCAAAGTTCTACATCATAGTCATCATCCATCATTCTAAAATGCCAAAACTCTCTATCAGTTATAAGCATATCTCTAAAACCTCTTTCTTCTAATTCATCCATTCTGAACTTTTCAACATCAACTTTATGTTGGTGATCAGCCCATTGTTCAATCATAGATCTATAATCCTTTTTAAAGAACTCTTCTATTTCAGGTAAAGTTTTTAGTTTTTCTGGATTTAACTCTTGTTGAAACTCTTCACTATTAGGATCTGCTCCTTGAGCAACTAAAGCAGAAACTATTTCCATTTGAGCATCAGCTAATAGAACTTCTTCTACCATTGCTCTTTTTTGCTCAAGCATTTCATTATATGAAAAATCATCTACTGCCCTATATGTAACTCTACTGTTTCTTTTTGCAAATTCAGAAACTAAAACATTTACAACATTAGGTATAATAGGATAGAATTTTAATTCTAGTGCTGTGTCATCTTCTTGAGTAAGGTATTCTAGTATATCTCTATATTCTGGATTTTCTTCAACAATGTAATCTCTTTTATCAATTACACCTTTTGCTAACTTATAGTTTTTAAGAAGTTTTCTAGCATTTTTTCTAATTTGTTTTATACCATTCCACTCTAACCAATCTAAATTCCAAGCAGCCCACTCTGCATCTTTTTCTTTAGCGGGCAGAAACTGCAAAGGTTGGATTATAGAACCCATCCTGTTTTCTTTTGTCTTAGCTCCATTTTTGAGCTGCATTGCATTAAGAACTTGCATAATTTTTATTTAAGATTTTTAAATGCACTTCTAATAACCCTTCCATTAGCTTTTTTACCTTTGCCTAAATTACGAAAAGGGCTATTATATAATTTATATAAATTATCTGACTTTTGCAACTTTTTAGCTGCTTCATCTCTCTCTATTCTCTTTTTAAATCCTAAGTTTGAATGTAATATCTTCATATAGGACACTAAAGCTGCAAATGATACTAAACGGTCAACGTTAACATCATCGTTATAAGCAGCCATTTCAATTAACAACATAGGGTCAGGTATTCTCTCTACACCATACTTTTTTCTAACAACTGTACCATCTGGTTTAGTTTCTTGATCTATCTCTTCTTTTACATACTCAATAGCATATGAAAGCATATGATCTTTAAACAAACGTCCCGTGTTTTTCCATCCATATTCTTGGTAAACATTTTTATTTGCTCCTAAATCTTTTAAGAATACCATTTGGTCTTTAGGAACTAGATACATCTGTTTATTTTTACTAATCATATATTGGATAAATAATGATATATTGTTTTCTATTATAGTCTTAGCTTTATACCATTCTATTATATGCATTAATTGTTTATGCGTTTTATTAATATCATCATATCTACCACACCAAGCTGCAACAATTTTATCTCTTTCTATGTATGTTTCAACTTCTTCACCAGTCATTCTAGTAACTTCAACTGGAGCTTTCATTACATATATTGAACATAGTGATTCTGAAGTAGTTGTCCTACCTTCACCCACGGGGTCAATAGATGCATAATACATTCCAAACTCAACATCTTTTACAGGACGTTCCCATACTACAATAGATCCAGTTTTATCTTCTGCTTTTTTACTTACTGGAAATTCTGATATAGGTAATTTATTTGTAACCTCAACATTTAGTTTACCTGTTGCATCTTCATTTATTTTAACAAACTCATAAGGATATTCTTTTTGTTTTATTCTATCTTGCTGTGCAGAGATAAGATGCATAGGAAACTTTGATACTGTCCTTGTATCAAAAGCTTCTTTAATGTTTCTTGGATGCTGAGAGATTCTAAGTTGATATTGTTCAGGTGATAAAGCTTTTTTCCATTCCGCAAATTGTTCATCTAAAGCAATTAAAGCTTCTTCTACCTTAGAATTACCATATTCATCAATATAAGGAGGCATAGACCATTGCTCAGGAATAAATAAACCTGATAAACCTATTGTTCCCTTATCATCAATAAGATTTGTTTCTACTGCATAGATATCATTAGGTATTGGATCTAGCATCATATCTTTTAACGGTTCACATTGTGCCAAATCACCAACTGATCCTGCAGCAATAAAAACACCAGTAGTTATCATACCTGATTTTAAAGCAGGTCTTATATACTCATATGTCTTATTCATCTTAGGTGCAATTCCAGCTTCTTCATGAAAGAAGTACTTAACAGGTCCACCTACACCATTTGTTGGATCTTTTTCAAATGACATACCTTGTATAGTACCTTTAAGACCTCTATCAAAACTTCTACCACTTACTCTTTCTTCAATCTTTTGTTGCCACATCATAACCTTCATAGGATTAAAAGGTCTATACCATGCCGTGTGTTGATTTAAAAAGTTAGCGTATTCATCTAAAAATTTCCAAGTACCTTTATCATTTATATAGTCTTTAAGACTTGCACCCATTTTAAGGGTTACTCCTTCTTCAAACCATACTTGATTTATAAGCTTAGCACTATGAAAATATGATGAAGCAATCTGACGTTTTTTAAGAATAGCAACATGTTTATAATCTAGTTCTGCCAGTAACTCATATAAAGCCATATGATACTGTGCATCTCTTATTTTTGCAAAACCAAACTTCTGATTTTCTTTATCAAATATTGGTAAAAAGTTTAACCACATATAATAGTCTCTAGAAATAAACCATGTTTTATCTCCAGATTTAACTATTATACCTTTTCTACATTTTTCTTTTTCAAAATTCCAATATTCTATAAAATCCTTTGATTTAAAAGGAGCATCACAATAGTAACCATTTTGATTAAAAAGTTTACCTTGCTCATTAAAGATTAAAGAGTCTTCATTAAAGTTATATTCTCCAGGTTTAAAAAATATATTTTTAATAAAAGATTTAAATTCTTCTCTTGATTCAAAAGATGTTTTAGACCACTCACCTTTTTCATATGTGGGTATGTCTATAATAAACTCTTCCATTATTTAATATGCTTTAAAACTTCTTCTATTTCTTCTTTTAAGTATACGTGTTTATCTTGTCCACCACTTACAGTTATACAAGTTAAATCATCAGCATCCTTATATAATTCAATAATATCCACATCTCTAACATAATATGGAGTTTCTTTTATATTATAGTCATCTAGAGTTAAAGTATATTTTGGTACGTTAGGTAAATTTAGATTAAGCATTTCAGCTCTTTCTGTTTGCTCTTGATATTCATCACGTAATGCCTCTATTTTATCTAAAGTAGATTCTTTTACAGTTAGTAACAGCCTTGTAAATTTTATCATTTATTTTATTTTTAATTATTGATCATAAGCCATAGAACTGCCACCTCGTATTCTTGATTGCTGCTCATCTTGTAAATCTTTATAAGCCCCTTTAAATGATTGCCTTATTGCTTCAAAATCTTTTGCCATAGCTCTAATCTGACCAATATTTCCATCTTTACCATCTGTAATTTGTGTAGTTGCCATGTATTTAGCTATTCTATCTAAAGCTTTTCTTATACCATCATATGCTCTTTTAGTAGGTGTTTCATATAATGTTTCACAAAAAGCTAAAGCTCTTTGTATTAATTCATCTTCTGTAGAAAACTCAGGATCTATTTCATTTATAATAAGTATTTCTTTATCAGCTTCTGGTGTATGAAAAAATGGATTTGAATCTGGATCTGGACATGTCATATAAAATAAATACTGATAAACTTTTAAATAATCTTCAGGATACTTGTCCATTAAATTTTTAAGTGTAGTTAAAGTATAACAATGTTCTGTTGGAATTACTTTACCATTCTGTATATCAAATAACTTTACTATCATTTCTTTTTATTTAATTTTTGTCTATTATCTTTTAACCAAGAAATAATAGATAAGACTTCATCTTTTAAATAAGGCACATCCATAACTATTACTTCTTTAACAACAGGATCTCCGTTATCTAGTTTTTTATAAATTGGATAACCATATTCATCATCACCTTCTTGTTCAAAAATAACATGATGTATATAGATATTACCAGGTTTTAATTTAGGGTTATGCTTTAATATAATATACATATAAATACTCAATTGTAAAGCATAATGATTAAAACTACAATCATCTAAGTTATTTACAGGATGCAAAAGTTTTTTAGATATACCTTCCCAGTTTACATAAGATTCAGTTTTAATTTCTTTATTTGTTTTATAATCAATAATATTAACCTTTCCATTAACTACTTCTACTAAATCTGACTGACCACATATACCTGCAGATTTTAAATATACCATATGTTCAGGATAAACACCTTCTGTAAGTTTAGGTTCAGGTGCATATTTTATACCTTCTTTTTCAATAGGTGAATATATAGGTAATGGTACACCTTCTTTTTCAATAGATGCTAAAGAGCACAAATCAGATTCTCTTTGGTTATGATAAAAAGTACCTAATTCAAGAGCTCTCTCAGATTCACTTTTCCAAGCATTCTCAATTTCTTTAGGTTTCATTCCATACCATTTAGAATTTTTATTTTTACTTACTTTTTTTGCTATACTTTTTGCATCAAAAGGTTCTTTAAATTCAGAAATTAATGTAGTAACAGAAATCCAATTAATATCATCTTCTTGTAAACTTACATAACTATGATCTTCTGCATTAAATATTATACTCATTTTATTTATATTTTTCTAATTCATCTTCATCTTCTTCAGTAATTAAAGCCTTCCATTTACCTGCAGGACATTCTGAAGATAAAGCTCTTGTTTTCATAGATAATGTGCAACCACAAAGACTACAGCAAGGTTGTGTACCTTTTACTAAACATTCTTTTCCTGTGTTATCTTTTTTATCACACTTATTACAAATTTCATATCTATCTTGAGCAACAGCTTCAATATAACTTTTACGTAATAAAGAGTTTTTTAAACCCTCCATAATTTGCTTTCTATTTTTCCAAGCTTCTAGTATCTTTTGCATTTTTCCAGTTTTCTTTTTCTTCTAAAAATTTATCTATTTTAATTTTAATTGCCTCAAGTTTTTCTAACTTTTCTTCAGTTGTTTTTTTATAATGATATCCTGAAAAAGAAGAAGTATCAACTACGTTTAATTTTCTTTTACATTTTGTAATTGATTCATCTACTTTATTTTTTCTAATTAAAAAGTAACCTAAACCTGGTACATTAATTTTTAAATCTGAAAGATCAGATAAATTAGTTCTTAATTCTTTATAAAAAAAATTTACAATATCATAAACTTCTAATTCATCAATGTCCATGTTTTCTGAAATTGTTTTTACAATTGTATTATACTTTTTCGGAATCATTTTTAGCAAAAAACTTTATTTCTAGTAATATATTACCAGATGTTTTCAAATTTATTTTAGGATTTAGTTTTATAATTTTTTTATTGCTTTTATCTTTTACAACTATACCTTTTTTAATACATTTATTAATTGCATTTCTAACAGACTGTGGTGTTTTAAATATCCAGTCTTCTTCAGAAGAAGCATCATAACAAAAGTCAGTAAGCTCAGTAGGTTCATTAAAACTTAAAAGAGTTAAGCAATTTAATTCAGAGTCACTTACTGTTAATCTATTTAAATAACAGTAAGTGACTATCTGAAACTTTACTAAATCCCATTTAGGCATCATAGCCTTTTTTTCAATGCGATTTACTAAAGCCATTTCTTAAGATTTTTTAAGTTTTCTACTTGAAGTTTTA